GCGGGATTTCTTTTAAGTCCCATCTAATCAACTACTTATAGAATGCAGTAATTGTGTAAGGAGTGTCATCTTCGTTTCCATGAGATTCATTTATCCTGACCGTTTGATCCCACGCATGGACGCCTACACTACCACTAGCCGTAATGTTTCCGGAAGTGTCGAAAGTCCAACCGCCGCCAGGGCTGGAATGAGAGCCTGGCATAATGGTCAAGGTCGTAGACGACCCAATAGTAACTAAAATAGGAGGATCGTCCGTCCCATCAAGAGCTACATTTTTCCACTCCGTTTCTCCGTCACCATAATAATAATCCGTATACACACGTTCCGGCACGCGATCCCAAGACAATTCTCCGCTAGTAATATCATCAGCAGAATGGTTATGGCTCTCTGGCGGGAATTCTGACGGAACATTACTCAAATCATTATAACTGCCCGAAGAAGCCACAGACGCTAAACCCAAGTTAGAGCGGGCACTGGAAGCATTATCCAAGTCCGACAGGTTGTTGGATTCCCGCAGATAACGACTGTCATAATGGCTTCGGGAATAGTTGTCCACACTTCCTAAGCCAACTTGCGACTTCGTAACACCATGCGGATTATCCGTCGCGGCCCGGTGATCTTCCCAGTTCGTATAATCAGCATCGGAAATATGCTTGTCCCGTGTTGTACTGGTTCCTTCAGACACCGCGGGCGGTTCAACTTGCCCATGATCCACCTCGTGTGGATTGTCCGTATCGTCTAAGTGATCCGTGCCCACAGCACCCGTTTGTTCCGCCGTGACATTATGCGGGTTCTCTTCATCACTTCGGTGATCTTCCCAGTTGCTGTAGTCAGCATCAGATATATGCTTATCCTGTGTCGTACTTGTGCCTTCAGAAGCACCTTCCGCAGACACCTGCGTATGATCGACTTCGTGCGGGTTATCTGTGTCATCCAAGTGATCTGTGCCCACAGCACCCGTCTGCTCAGCCGTTACGTTATGCGGGTTCTCTTCATCACTCCGGTGGTTTTCCCAGTTTCGATAGTCAATATCCGCAATGTGCTTATTCTGCGTTGTGCTGGAACCATCACTGGCCCCTTCCGGATTCACTTGCGTATGATCCACGTCGTGCGGATTGTCGGTTCGATCTTCGTGATCATCCGTATATTCCTTCGCGGCGGTTTCAGCATTATCCGCTTTGGCCTGCGCTCCTACAGTGCTTTCGACCGTGCCCTCATCAACGCCATGCACATCGGTATCCCGTTCTTTGTGATCATCCGTGTAGTCTTTCGCTTCCTGCAAATCACTCTCGGCATCTTCTTTCGTCTGCGCCTTCTCCCGTAGTTCTTTAAGGGATTCATAGATACGGTTGAAGAGCCAGTTAAACCACGAGGCCGGAGGCTTCTCTTCTACTTCCCAGCCTTCTTCCTTCTTACTCTCGGGTGGCTCAACGCCCTCATTCTCCCACCTCGGGAGATCCTCATTATAAGCCATTTATAAGCCTCCTTAGAGGGGTACGTCCCAATCATATCCAGGAGCAAATACCTCGCTCCAATACCCGCCGATTTCTTGATCCTCATCCGAGAAACCAGCTTCGTCATCCGTTTGCACTTCATCGCCATCCGCTAACTGAAACGTGCCAATCACCATAACGGTTCTAACGTTGATACCGCAAGCCACCGTTTGGCTCGCCAAAGTAACGAACTGCTCACTCGTCATCCCGGCCCTGTTAATCGCCTCGATATCCACGTCGGAGAACCGTATAGAAGCCGGTTCATCCTCCGGTCGTTCTTCCACCTCAAATTCATCCGGGGAAGAATCCAAAGCCGTCGCCAGGATTTCCAAGATCGTATTCATATCGCCTGTGCTTTGGTTACGGGCAATCTTACTGCGGATCAGAATACGATAAATCTCGTCTGTCGCCGTCCCACGGTACTGCTGGACGTTTCCACCAATGCGATCCAAGGTTTTACCCCGGGCTTCCCGCAAATCCCGCCAAAGCTCCGTCCTCAGTACTGTATCCTGCACTTCTTCGATCTCTTCAGACACAACACGAATTAAACGCCCGAGGTTACTTGTCTCCCGCCGGTCATAGTTCGCAGTCATACGGTTCAGCATCTTAGTCAGCATACTCGATCACCACGTTGTCATAGTGCAATTCTGCTACTTCCGTTTCGTCGGTTTCTATATTCTGCTTATTAAACGACTCACCGTCATCGGATATATCCACGTCCGCGTCCACAATACCCGGAGCCGAATAAACAGCAGACACCACTTTCGTATAAGACACATCTTCGTTCATACCAAGACCGGCATAGATCTCGCCGTCTTTGTCCTCTCCACCGATAAGCTGAACCAAAGCAGAAACGATAAGATCTTCGCCCTCTTCCGGGAACCGCTCATCCGTCGTCAGAGTCATCGAGACGTGAAGATCAATCTCGTCAGCATAGGAAAACTTGATAGTGTACTCTCTGCCCGCCACATCTTCTGCAATCGCTTCCTCGTCGCCGTGTGTAGCAATCCCTGCGGCCCGGGTTTCAAAGATCGCCTCGGCAATTTCCTCCGGTTCACCGCCCAGGCAAACCGGCTCAAACGACTTCGGCGGCCTTCCATCCACAGTTTCCATCGTGTTGTTTTCCAAGACAATCGCCGTGCGTACACCCGTGACTTTCAAAAGCCGGGCCCGGATTGCTTCCAGTGTCGAAGCCTTTGTGCCAGCCACAGAGTCGCGATACCGCTCCCGGAATTCCGGATCCGTTTCCTGCTCCCGTCCACCGGTCATTTCCTCGGGGTTCGTCACAGAGTCAATACCCGCCAACGGGTTCACCACTTCGGTCACAGTATCCGCCTGTAGGTTTCCATCCGCTCCTGGCTCCACAGCCTCCACAGGCAACGTCACAGAGCCACCAGAAATCGTTCCTGCCTCTGTGGTAGCAAATTTCACGCCCTCTTCTGTTGCCACCTGAAAGCCTTCACTGATATCCGTACCATCATCCCCTGTGAATTCCACTTCGCCCGTGGCAGGTAACGCGTCCAAACGGCGAATACCGATATATGCACCCACATAATCCAGGGTTTCGCCTTCTGCTGTATCCACAAATGCACTGTTATACACCCGTTCGGCTACCGTCCAAACCTGCGCAATAAAAAACGCCGTCACCTGGAATATAATACCCAGTGGCGAGCGTTCAGACAAATTCACGTTACTACCGAAGAGGGAGCGAGCCCTGCCTTCCATACTCGTTATACTGTCCTCATACCGTTTACGCTTAAAGCCGTCGCGGCCTAAGCCAAAATCAGCCAATCAACTCGACCCCCTCTCTTTCAACAACCGTGTCACCTTCCATGCGGATCTTGAAATCAGCGTACAGCCGCCGTTCTTCGCGATCAAACTCCACATCTAATTCCAGAACTTCCTCGATCCGCGGACTTTGGCGAAACGCCCGCAAGATCTCCGCTCGTACTCGTTCCAGGTCAGGCTGTTTCACCAGCAAAGGGTCGTAATTCAGCCCGTGGCGGGTATTAAGGAAGTACTGCCCTCGGGGCGTCCCCAAAAGGATTTCGACCGACTGCACCTTCTCGTCCACGCCGTCGACCATACGCAGTTCCATGTTACTATCAAACACCAAATCGCCGTTTGTCACTTCTAATGTCCGCATTAGTCCTCCACCTCTACCTTGCCGCTCACCAGATCATCGCCCGCGTCCTGTTGCGGGCTACCGGTCGGGCCTTCAGGATGCGAGTGTGTATGACCATTCAACCATGCCAACAGAGAATCGCCTAAGACCGCCGCTTCGCCCGCACTTGCGCCGAGAAGGACACTAGAGCCTTCTACTATCGCATCGCCACCAGCTTCCAACAGAGCCTCGCCAGAAGCCGTAACAGTCGCATCGCCACCAGCTTCAACGGTTACATCGTCCGCAGCTTCTATCACTGCCTCGCCGTCTGCTTCTACCTTCACGTCGCCCTCAGCTTCAACGATAGCGTCACCCTCGGTTTTCACCTCTACGTCCTCTTCCGCTTCAACGAGAACAGGCCCGTCTGTCTGTATGTGTACCTTGTTGTCATCCTTCTGGATCACAATGCGGGCTGAAAAGTCCGTTCTAGCAATCACCAGATCATCGGCGTTATCCTCCGGTAGATCTTCGGAAAACGGCATCCAGCCACCAATAACGACAGCATCTTCCAAGGCGTGGCGGCGTTTGCTTACCGGCTCTTCCTCCGTGCCCTCCTGCACCACAGCATCGATCTCCCGCTCTGCGAATAGCACCATCACCAAGTCGCCCTTCTGATACGGCGGCCGCACAACAAAGGCACCCGTTTTCACAGTCATCACGGGCACTTCCTGCAGTAAGGGATAAGAAGCCGCTTCGTGCTTCTTATACTTGCGTTTGACCAAAAGCTGGACGTCAGCCTTCATCGCTTCCGGATCAAACTTCTCGATTTTGCCCATCATCGCCGTATGGAGGCGGCTTAACGTATTTTCGATAAAATCCTCAACAAATCCAACCGTATGACTCACTCCACCACCTCCATTTGCGTAAGAAAGTCTGCCTCATTACATACGTGTGCCCCGCTCCGCACCCGAAAAGTCCCGCTAATCGCTTCGCTTTCCACTTTAACCCGTACATCAGGCTGTATTCGATGGTTAAGCAAGCTCGTGACGTTCCAGCCCTCTTCCTCATCTTCGAGTCGTTCCGGGGAAAACACCAGACCCGTTTCGGGATTCAACACCGTGACCATTTCCGTGCCTTCCTCCGGTGCGTGCATATAGACCGTGCCCTGCGTGATATGCAACTTCGCTCCACAATCCTTGGCTAATCGCTTCAATTCGTCTTTTAACGCCCCTTCAGCCGAATATCCGCGTTTGTATTCAATATCTTCCGGCAAATCCAGCATACCAACTTCTAAGCCAAACTCGTCCAGCAACGCTTGGGCCACTTCCGAAGCCTGCACACCGGGCGGGAAGGATTGGCTGATAATACCCTCAAACCAGCGATCTGAAGCATCGCCCACAGACAAGCGTACCAAACGATCTGCCCGCTCCCATTGCGACCAGACCCGTTCCACAACACCCAAGAAGATCACACCGGCATCACCTTCATAGCCTGCTTTGACGATGATCTCTTCTTCGGAACGCAGTTGGTTCAGGGAATCATCGCTTAAATTAAAGAGCACCACCTCGCCGGTATTCGGCTCAGCACTATCGTCAAACGGCAGTTGGAAAGTAATAAATACATCATCGGAATGGAAGGTCAAACCGCCCGTCTGTACCTCGATTTCACGAATCCAAAGCTTCACGATCTATCGCCTCCACTAACCGGCGTATCGCATCTTCACAAAACAGGTACAGAAAGACGTTTTCACCCAATTCGTTCCAGCCAACCCGGGTAACGCCTGCGTCCTCAGCCAGTGGCAACAGGACACAGTCAGGCATACCAGGCTTCAGAAAGCGCAACAACGGCCTATCCAAAACAAGCTTGTTGCCATAAGACACAAAGTCGCCCCGAGAAATATCCACCGTGAAGAAGTCACCGTCGGTATTATAGTGAAACACCAGCGTAAACGTCCGTCCATCCAAACGGATACGAGTGCGGTACGGAATCGCTTCCTTGTCGACAGCAATGTAACGCATCACTCATCACCTTCTAAAGTGTCGCTAATCAGGTTCCGCAACTCGCCTTCACTAACGCCGTCCCAAATCTTCCGTGCCACACTACGGCGGCGCCCATCATCCATATCATCCAACTCTTCTGCATCTTGCGCTACGTCCCGCCCCTTGTCTGCTTCCTCTGCCACCTCCGGAGCCACCTCCGGTATCGCAATTTCCTCACGGCGTACCTCGGCCCGGCGGATCTGCTTCAGCACAATCGTGAAGCGGAATCCATCCAGGATCTGGTTGTCCTCTGTAGGAGAAAACGACTGGATCACCAGATCATCCAACACCTGGCGTCCTACGAAGCTAATGACTTCAGCCTCGTCCCGGTATTCCTGCAACTTTTCAAACCGCTCGCTTGCTTCTTCACCGGCAATAACCCCGGAAAGGGATATAGTGGTGGGCAGGTGGCGCACGTGCTCTGCTACCTCCTGCCCCTGCTCCACCGGTTTTTCGGTGATCTCGTTTATCATTTCCAAGCTTTCACTGTCCACCAACATCTGCACATCACCCAAAAACGCCTTGCCATCCACGAGATCACCTCCTAAAACGCCACTTGCGGAGCTTTCTTACGCATGCGCGCATAATACCTCTCCATCATTTCATCGAATTGATACTCCACAGCCTCCCGCATACGCTCAGCGGCTCGCTCTGGTTGCTCACCAGACGCATCGACCGTTACCTGAACCTGCGGGGAGAACACAAAGCCACCGCCAGACATACCGAGAAAGTCCAATACAGCCCCGGCACCGCCTCGCAGTGTTTCCCAAGGCACAACAGCCTCTTGGCGATGCACGACGCCCGCAGGCTCGCTCAATGGCCCGTGTCCTGTCCATGGAGTACCACGCTGGAACCCGGGCAACATCTGCAACGGATCCGCCCACCAAGGACGATCCGGTGGTTCCTCAATCGTGCCAATGTCCGGTTTTTCGTCAAGGAGATCGCCTCGTCCAATGGCTTCCAAGTCCCTGGTAAGCGTTTCAATACCGGGTTCCCACCATTCCAGTTTCAAACGTTCTTTAACATAGCCGGCCAAGAACCCAGCCAATGCTTGCGGCCCATACCAAACAGCCATAACTGTGCCACGGATAATCGACTCTCGCCAATGCTCCAACAAATTGAGTATAAAATTCACCGTTTGGTGCGCCAACGCTTCCATGGCTTCCTGTTGCGCCACACGCCAATGTGCTTCAAGCTCACCTAGACGCATCGCTCGTTCAAATACCGTCAACTCTTCATCTTCGATTTCAGCCGGGAAGATTGTATCGCTTATTCCCGAAATAAGACCACCAGCGGCCATCACGACACTCCGCAGAGCTTCCGGAAACATACGCGAAACCATCGCCGTAGCAAGAATACCGGTGCCAGCCGCCGCTATAAACGGCCCCACCTTTTTCAAAATAGGGATCAACACCGGAGCCAAAAACGGGAGTTTCTTGAATAGATTCGCTCCCTCACCCGCCTTAGCTATTTTCGTAAGCCAGCCACCGGTAATCTGAGCCCCTGCACCAGTCATCCAAACCGGTGCCGGTACTTCTATCTGGTGAGCCATCATCTGATCGTAAATTTCACCCACCGTTGGATCTCCTTCAAACTCGAATTCACCCGGAGCCATGGGCAAGATTTCCAAAGTGTCGAGCATTTCCTCCGGTACTTCCACATCACGGGCAACCCGTTGTTCCGTCAAAGGATGCACTTCCATCTCACTCAGCGGATCCAAGCGATCTATAGGATCACCAAAGCTGTGCCACTCTGCTTCAATTTCGTCAGCCACAATCCGCACGTCCAAAGGATCATCGTCGGCCTCTCCACCAGCTATCAGCCCAGGACGGTATCCTTCACGGAACCCGGCCATACCTAAGAACGACAAGACGGCTCCCGGCCCTTCTCTAAGCGTATCTTCCGGAATCACCGCCTCACGGTTGTGCACAAAGCCAGCAAAGCGATCAGCCGGGCCTGAGCCTGTCCAAGGTGTACCCTCGCGATATCCTTCAATATCGTGCTCCGTATCTTCCAGGAATTCCTCTAACGTTGGAGCCTCAAAACGGCCCCATTCCCGGGATTCGTACCAGTCCATAAACTCATCGTGCAAACCATGTTCCTTCAGGATCACGAAGTCCTCGAAAGGCACTCGGCGGCGGCCTGTAACGCCGTAATCACGAGGCCAGAGTTCTTCCCAACGCTCCTGCATTGTTTGCCTGCGCTCTTCTTCCTCTTCCAAGCGGCCCAGTTCCCGTGCCGCTGTCTCTGGATCATCAGCCCCCGTAAAGTCCCGCAGTCTGTCCAACCAGCCATCAAGAAATTCGACAATCGAATCGCCAACCCACTCCCAGTCAATAGCCAGCATCAGTGGGACAATCAAAGCACCGGCCGGGCCTAGTTTCACGCCCAAACCAACGGCGGCCAAACCAGCAATCAAGTCGTTTAGGATCTGAGACGCAAATTCATCGTCGTCAATACCCCGGAAGTCAATATACGCCTCGGCCACCATATCCCAATCGCCGTCAAACAAGCCACCCATGGCTCTGCCAACAGCATCGAGTTTTTCAATCACCGAGTCACGGAACGCTCCAAAGTCGCCTTCAAGGCCGAGGAAGTCCTCCGTGATGGCGTAATACACATCTTCCGTGATCGTCTCTTCCAGACCCATGAACGCACCGACAATATCCTCAACAGCCAGGAAGATCAAGGATCCAATCACAGCAAACTTCAGAAACGGCACAGCCGCCGCTGTAATCACGGGCAAGAGCATTTGGAACGCTCTATACAAGCCTAATACACCCATGGACACACCGCCGATGGCAGTACCCCATCCGATCCATTTCAGCATCTGTTCGCCTATCGGGTCATCACGAATCATGTCGAATATGTCCGTCAGCCACTGCATAACCGTCGATAATGGATCCAGGAGAGGTTCACCCATGATCTCCACCATATCGCCGAGTGCACCCCGGAAAGCCTGTACAGAACCTGCGCCGCTTTCCACAACTTCCTCAAAAGCATCCATGTGTTCGCCGCTTTGCTGTTGGATCAAGTTATACAAGAGTTGCCTGCGCTGTGTCGCATCCATTTCCGAACGGAAGTCAGCCATCGAATAGCCAGCTTCCTGCAACGCCTGTTCTAAGTCAATACCCGTTAAACGGACAAACTGCCTGCGGCTCACAACGCCCGCAGCTATCGTCTCATTCAGTTGGCGCATCATGCGGTCAAAGTCCACGCCTCGGGCTTCTGCCAGCACCATGGCATCCTCAGCAATCTCGCCGAATTCCTGCAAAGAGAAACCCATTTGCGTGGCCTGCCGGGCAATACCCATCAAGTCACCTTGACGATACATACCGCCCGAAAGTTCTTCCAGCCGTTCCATTTCATCGGTAAAGGATGCCCATTCGCTCTCGGTTTCAGCCGCATGGCGCAGTTGGATCTCCAACGTTTCAATATTGGAGGCAGCCTGGAACATTTTACCTGCAAAGCCGGTCGCCATAATACCCATCATACCGGAACGGAGAGCACTAAACGCTTGCCCGGCTTGAGACGACAGATTCTGCAAAGAGCCGCCTACACCGCGGTATGTTGTTTTCATTTCCTTGCCGCCCCGTCTACTTTCCTTGGACATGGACTGCAAAGAGGTTTTTGCTGTCTTGGACTTGCTCTCCACCGTTCCTAAGGCACTTTCGCCCGACTCGCCCATTTCCTCCAAGGATCCGCTCGACTCTTCCACGCGACTCCGGAACTTGTCCATCATCGCGTCGGCCTCTTTCAACGGCCCTTCGTCAATATCAAAGCGGATCACATTCGCCAGTTCCCGCAGTGCGATATCAGCCACCTCCTTTCCGTCTCTGTTGCCGTTGCATTTCCTCGTGGTAGAGATCTAACGCCGCGTTCGCTTCTTCCACCTCGTCCAGATCCAACTGTTCCACCCAGCCCGGATCCAGACCGAACAGAATAAGACGCCACAAGGGCCACGCCTCTTTGGCAATGGCCCTGTGGTCGTAATGCTCGCTAGCTCCTAAGAAAGGAGTTTATCGCCGTCACCAACTCTTCCAACGTCTCAAAGTCCTCGTCGAAGTCGTCAAGCGTCACCTTCGGTTTTACGACAACGTTTTCCAGATATTCCTGCGCCATTTTCTCCAAATCCGGTTCGCCCTGGTACTTGGCCCGTGTCTGCAGGCGCAATACCCAACGGGCACCCGGGTGTTGCAAATGATATTCCGTACCATTAATCGTCACCTTGTCCTGCTTAGCCATGCTTTATGCCCTCCCGTTATCCTCTGTATTCCTCTTCTTGATCCCAATCCGCGATACGGATTGTCCAGTCCCGTTCGCCTTCTTCCTGTCCCAAGTCCCGTCCAGCGGGTTTTTGCACCCAGCACTTATTGCCGCCAGCCGAGAACGCACCGGTGTTATCGTCCACAACAAAGACACCGAAAAGCTCCTGGCTTTGGCTTAGGTCAAACAACCTTTTGTTAGACGGGCTGGACGACTTCAACGTAACCGTGATTTCGCCCATGGGATGGGGATTGCGTGAACGAGTCACTTCGCCTTGACTACCAACGTGTTCCGTGTATAGATCCTCATCTTTTTCAGCCGTGATATACGTGCCTTCGGCAAAGCCGACAATAGCATCGCCGTCCACCGTCAACGTAACTTCACGGGGATCATACGTATACATGCGTCATCCCTCCTTAAACGGTCACAACGCCGTGGACTTCAATATAATGCACAGCCCCGGCCGTGGTGTACTCAAATTCGACGTTGCGCAGGCGACGGTTTGCCAGATCCGCCTCTGGTATTTCAGCCCGGCGAGGTGTTTCCACCGTAAACATCGGACGCCCATCCTCGTTCTGCGCAATAATGCCCATATCCGCGGCATCAATCAAACGGCTGCGAATCGCAGCTTTCACCTGGGCAATGCCCCGGCTGTCGAAGGGAACCCTCGGTGCGTTAAAGAGCAACTGGTGCAAGTCCTCATTCAAACGTACCTGCACATAATCCTGACCCCGAATCACGTCAATATACTCACCAACCGTCGTCAGGCCGTCAGACGTCTGTGGGACGCCGAGTTTCTCAACATAGGTGTTGATATTAGCCCCATACAACTTTTGCATGTCAGTCGCCGTTACCTCAGGCAGAGCTACGTCGTTAAGCGTCTTGAACTTCCAGGTAATCGTACCGGGATCTTCAGGTGCACAACGGCCCACAACAGCCGCATCAAGGAATTCCTCCGGATCATCATGGTAGAACAAGACAACTCGATCCGAAGCAATATCCTTCTGCAAGTCAATCATTTCGCTAACGCCGCGATCCGGGCTTGCCACATACATCTTGTCATTAGCACCGGCCCAACTGGCGATTTCCCGCACATCAGACTCTTCACGGGTATCAGCCAGGATGAAATAAAAGTCATGGCCCTTGTCCACCAACTCATCCAAAGCGGCCGCCAAGGACGAATCCTCGCCGCCTTCGAAATCCTTGTCCTGCAAATCCATATCCGGGTCAAAATACCCTCCGTCCAGGACATAAGCCTCGAAATCGCTTAAACTGTCGATTTCATGGGCAATATCAGCCGCAGAGCGTTCAGTCCCTGCCAGATCCACAGTAATCGTACCACCGTTTCCTTCGTCACCATGCGTGGCTTCAAACTCATCGCCTTCGTTAACGATCTCAATCGCTTCATCATTACCATCATCACCGGATTTATCGCCGGTTGCTTCCACGTGAATCCGGGCACCGTCCTCGGACTCCAAGACAACAGTCGCATTGCGCTCCTGCGGCTCGGCACCAGCTACAGCAATCTGCTGTGGTGCTGGTTCTTGGGCTAGCATCTTAGCCGCCATCTTGTAAACATCTGTGCTCGAATCAAAACCAGCGTCATCCACATCACCAGTGGACGTGCACAGCTTAAAATCAACGTTATCATCGACTCCCACGATCAGCGGCAAGCCAAAACCAGCCTGCGTAATAGGTGCTGTCTCACGGGAGACGGTGATTCGTACGTCTTTAATCATCCGATCTCACCCTTTCTCGTTCGGACTTCCTCAATCGTCTCCAACCGCTGGCGTACACGGTCAGTCAGCCGCAAACGCACATCAAACCCGCGGCGAAATTCCAAATCGTCGTCCAGCATTGTGTCGCGGTTCTCCACGTCCATCGCTTCCACCACCACAACGCCATTCTGTGACAGATACATATAACCGACAAACTCGAACCACTCATGAGTCAGTTTCGCAATTTCGGTCGCCGTATCTTCATCTGCCGCACAGGCCGTAAAAGAGAACGTCACAGTCGGTTGATGGACGAAGTCATACTGAAAGTCATACTCCCAGCCATCCGTGCCGTCAGTCACGCCCTCTGTCGCCACAAACCCCACTCCTGGCGAGTACGGGGTAATCAACGTATAGCCAAGGTACGGATAGTCCGGTTTCGGCGCGTCCGGGCGCAAAGACACCACACGGCAGTCCTTGTCGTCCAGGTATTCTTCCAACTTAGGCACAAACAATCGCCGCAGTTGGCGGTAATCCATCATACGTCATCACCTGCCCGGAGCATATAGATATACACGCCGAAGTCCTCGTATACCTTCCCTTCGTGAATCACGAACGTGCGGTCAGAAGCCTTCAGCTTGCCGTTTATTGGCAGTGGTTCCAAGGCATAAGCCCGGCGATCATCCAGCGTGTACATGCCCGCCTCATCGTACTTCAGATCATCCGTTGTCAACGGCAACAGGGCGCACTCAATTTCCCGCTCCGTCGCCTCTCCTTCTTCCCACATGCCGTCCTCTTCGCTATACGCCCCTTCACCGGGTTCTTCCAGCGTATAGGTTTTGGAGTAACGGCGGATTACGTCCTGGATCATACGTCCACCACTTTCCACGTAATACTCTGCCGAAGCCGCCCTGTATCCACCAGCGGGTTCGCTCCACCAAAGCGGCGGCCCCGGATGGTACTCTCTTGCAGAGGCGGCTCCGATAGATCCGTGATATATTCCTGCAACTTACCAGCCAAGAACGCACCCAAGGCATCCAAGGCGGCCTCAGCATCCAAATGACCCCGAAGCACTTGCTTAGCAAGCTCCTCGCTTTTGCTGGCGATCTCTTCAAAGTGTTTATCAAAGCCTGCTCGCAGAAATGAACGCTCTGGCACATAGATAGACGGGGCACCGTACTCATGCACCCGGGCAATCAGCAAGATCTCGCTACCTGCATCACCCAGCACACCCACCTTCAACTGTTTACCACGAAACGCCGTCAGACGGTGCACAGTCTCCGGTATGCGGTTGGTATCCTTCACGGATATCATAGCAGCTTCACCTTCCGATAAGGCCGTAGCAGACGCAACAGGCCCGCAGGCACATCGGCAGAGGCATACGTCACGGATATATCACCAATCGACTCCGACTGGATTGACTGATCCTGCTTTTGCCACTCAGCCGCCTTCTGTGCAAACATCTTCACGCCGGGAGGGATCCGATTGGAGAAGTCATTGCAGCAATAGTCCTCGGCCCAATAGACCCACGCCATTTGCTCTTCAGTCATCGGCTCACCTCCTTAGTGCTTGCACAATCTCGTCTTTAAGCCAGTTTTCCTGCGCACGGACACCCCGCACTTGTGCCACATACACCAGATCCGCCTTCGTCAACTTATCCAAGCTTTCAGCGATCTCATAATCAGGGGAGGCCAAAAGACGCTCCAAATGGTCGCCTTTGACCTCCCACACGGTACCTTGCTTCAAATTGCGCATCTTCACGGCAGTCGCCACACTCGCAATTCGATATCACCATCGGACACGTTGTCCCAGTCATCGGACTCAAAATGCAGGTGAATCTTACCGTCCACCGTCTGGTGACGGGCAGACTCTACACCAGCAACAACCACCTCGTCGCCATCTTCTACATCGATCTTCTTCTCGCCAACACCAGAGCGAAATGCCCACTCGCCACCCGGCTCAATCACCAGGCGGGCATCTTCGCCCGAGTCATTATCAACAGCAATCAAGAGGTGCTCCGCTTGCGCTTCTTCGATTTCCAGGTAATCGCCATACTTGTCCAAGCCACCAGCCATTTCCACCGACAGACCCACATCGTCATCCGTTGTAAAGTCGCCGCTTTCTTCCTCGCTGGCGTCAAACTCATCTAAGCCATCAATCTCGAAAGCAATATCACCAGCAGAGCGATCCTCGCCTCCAAGATCCACTGTCAAGACACCCTCTTCGTAAGAAGCGTCCAGCGAATCCCCTTCGTCAACTACTTTCACCACGACACCATTGCCGTCTATACCGTCCAGATCTTCGCCAGAGGCGGCAGTGACCTCCACCACCGCCCCGCTCTCAGCTTCCAAGACAGCCTCGGCTTGCTCCGGATCATTCACATCAATGTCCGTCCAATCGGACACCACTTTACCCTCCCGCACTAACACATCGGGTTCTATCGTTTTACGTTCCACACGCTACACCTCCCATATTAGCTGGGACGATCAGCAGTCAGTAGAGCCAGTGCACTCGGGCGCACAACTTTGGCACCATACACGTGGAGTCCTTTCATAGCGTCTGCAAACCGCTGTTCCGGACGATATCCCTCAACGCTGACAATCTGCTCGGCAAATGTCCATGCGATGGGGTGCCCAGCGATAATCTTATAATCGCTATCACTATCGGACGGCACGTTGTTGCTCTTCAGCACACGGAAACCGGCGGCTTCACCGATTAGACCGTTTACCAGACGTTCCTCGGAAGGCATAACACCGGCCTTCACAAAGCGGTCGTCCTTCAGCATCAAACCTTCATACCACGGCGGCACGATAACAAAACGGTCGCCTTCAGGTACGTTCGCCTCGTCCAGCTTAACAGCCAGATCCACCAGATACTCGTATGCATCGCTGGCATTCGGTGTCTCGGCGGCTCCTTCTTCGCCAATTCGGTTATCGCTATCCACTTCCGTGTAAAGCTCAGCAATATACTGGTCGGCGGCATTACGCAAGGCATAGGCCGCTTCTTCCATAGCCGCATCCATGATTTTCGGCCGTTGCTGGGCGTAATCAATGTCATCGATTTGGAAATGGAAATATTTCTGCTGGTCGATCTGCAGAGTCGTTTGCGTTCCGTCCAAGTCATCCGGCTCACCTGTATTGCTGTTCTTGCTGTAGTCACCTACCGTGACGGCCGAGATGTTGTTGATCTTAACCGTGTCACCAGCATCGGCGATCTCACCTTCGTAGTCACGGTTAATAACGCCTTCTTGCCCGTATACCAGGTTTTTCTGCAGGTTCTCCAACAGCCGGGCGGCCCAAATTTCAGGAATAAAATGGTTAAGGCTCATACATCAACACTCCTTATCGTTGCTTTTTCAGAAATTCTTGGATCCGATCCCAGTTCTCGTTGATCTCCTGCGGGGTCATCTGTTCGATCTTCTCCCGCGTAAGCTCGTCTTTCTCCGCTTGATCTGGCCCCGAATCCACGTCCCGCGAATTCCGCTTAAAGACCTCTTGCACAGCCTCTTCGCGCAATTTCTTCTCGCGGTTCTTAATCGTCCCTTCCAGCATTTCCAAGTTGCTCCGTGTCTTATCCTCGTCCTCGTCAACGAAGAAGTTGACTAGGTCGGTGGGCAAGCCTTTGTCGGTCGCTTCCTTCAACGCCATATTCAAAAGCTTCTCCCGCTTGCGCTCTTGGGCTTCTTGCTCAAGACGCTGTTCCAATTCGGCGAGCTTCTTTTCCTCAGGCGTTTTCTCAGGGAAACGACGCTTAATCTCTTCTTCCACCAACTCCGGAAGCTTTTCTTCTTGGAAAGCCTTGATCTTCTCGGGCACAACCTGTTTTTCGTATTTCTCCCGTTCACGCTTAAGCCTGTCCACCACAATGCGGTCGACATCTTCCTGCGTAAACGTCTTACCGGCCTCCGATTCCTGGCCGTGCTCTTGTGTTTGTTCAGTACCCGCCTGCTCGGCGTTATTCTCTTCCGGTTCCTCAGCGAACCGTTGCAAATCCATCATCCGAAACCTCTTCATCATCCATACCTCCGTTTTTATGCCCGTCGGCTTTTCTCCGCACAGTTTAACGTCTTAAGCGTATTGGACATGAGAGCCCGCACACGCGTTTGGAGTGTGGGGCCCCTAGTATAACACCTAGAATATACATGCGCTTCGCACAGACGCTCTCTCGAAATCTGAGAGGCATTTCTACGCTACCCTTTCCCCTCGCCAATCTTCGTAACTCATATCCGCCAGTTCCGGATGCTCGCGACGATCAGCCGGTGCCCGTACCTCTTCCACAACATAGATACACCGGCAGTTAATATCATCTTCAGCAACACCCAATTGGCCTGGCGTGGGCCCTCTCCCGCCCGTGTTAGGATTCTCGAAATCCTCATCAAACCGGACGGTCTGTCCGTCCATGTGGACGTGTGTATCCCGTACCCTTTCATCCCGACTGCTTACCCACCGCTTTTTCATGGAAACGCCTTTATCAAAGGCATGTTGCAGGCTTTTGTGTTTTCCAGCCTCTTGAACACGATGGCACTCTGTCCGGACAATACGATACGCTTTGTCCAGATCACCCTCCAACTCGCCACGCAACCGTCCAGACATGTCGTTATAGCTCTCACCTCGTACCAGACCTTGCGTGGTCGTCTCCTGTATTCTCCCGATAATATCAGAGCGGTGTCGCTCCAAACGGTCGTTCAGCTTCAGCCCACTTATCGGATTTTGGATAGCTTCTTGCACTACCTCACGCTTAACGCTAGAATACCCAAGCTTCGCCAGGGTTTCCGCTTCCACAGCCCAGGCCGAGCGGTAATAGCTCTCCCGGAACGTATCCCTCAACGTCTGGCGTATTTCCCGATTCTTTGCGTTCACCAGTTCCCGCAGTTCCTTCTCGAACTTCTTGTGCGCCTTATCCACCCGGTTATAACGGCCCATTTCGTCCATGGACAAGATCCCATCCCGGGCGTACTGGTCGTATAGCTCCCGCAGGATCCTACGCAAGTTACGCAAAGAAGCTCCATACCGGCGTTGCAGTTCCTTCTCCGTCTGATTCGCCATGCGATCTACGATGCGGTCAATGCCTTCCAGCTTATCCCTCATCGTCGTCATCCTCTTCCAGCGTTACGTTGTATGCTTCCCTTTGCTCCTGCATCCGGTTCAGTTCTTCCTCGGGATCCTCCACAAACGAAACTTGCCCGAAACGTGTCTTATCAGACACATGCCCAGCAGTCAGTTGCAGGAATTCAGCTTCCATCCGCAGTTCCAGCGGCACGTTGCGTTTGAAATCCCACGAAACTTCCGTGTGGTCAATCGCATAGCCCTTTTTCTGCCAAGCACTGGCAATGACCTCAAACATGCGCCGCAATGCTTTCGAGAACTTACGTTCCTTCACAGAACACTTGTTTTCCAAAGCCAGCATACGCCATTTACGAGACTCACCCGAAGCACTCGTACCAGAGAACGCCTCGCTACTCATATCCACAGTGCCGCTGAACTTGTAAATGTTATCGTTTAACGTTCGCTTATGGTTCTCGATCACCGTGTCGATAATGTCCTTAGTCAAGAAGCGCACATCGCCGTCCTCCGGCACTTCCACAGCACCCGTTTGGCGAAACTTCTTAATCTCGTCCGCGTCCGGAGCACCACCAACAAAGAGCAGATACGCCAACCGGAATTCTTCGATTTCATTCTGCACATCGGACACCAGGCGATCATAGGCGTCGATCAAATCCTCCACCTTTTCAAAATCGCCTAATGCCTCTTCGTTGTTGACAAACTCCATTAACGGCACGAAGTCAAACAAGTGCGGAAGCGGATTATCCTCCTTAGACGGATCCAGAACAAACTCGCCTCGGCGATCCTCAATGAAGAACGTCACATATTCGCTGTCGTACCACTCCACACGCCAACGCTCCACTTTCGTGTCGCCTTCTTTGACCACTACAGGATATGCCCGCATAGCATACTGCGCCTGGTCAATACTGGCATCATAGATAAATATCGTTTCCCACGGCGGGACGTTCATCACCCATTCCTCGCCGTCATGGATATAGCACAGCCTAGCGGCCCGGCCGCACACGCTCATCATCTTACCCGTCTCAGCATCGAGATCTTCAAGATGATTGCGAAGCCGAAAGTCCCGGAAAATTTCCTGTGCTTGTTCGTTTCCCTCGATCTGATAAGACAAAGGCTGCCCGAACAAATACCCGTTCACTTGCACCACAATGTCGCCCCGGTAGTCATTCGGCATCTTGTTGTTCAGCTTCGTCGGGTCAGGAAAGCTACGCTCCTGGATAGCCAAGTCCTTCTGCTTGTAACGCCGGTACATACCCTTCATACGGTTCATTTCATCGCTGTGCACCTTCAGAATATCCCGTATGATTTCGCTGGATATATCCTGCTCTGCTAGCTTTTGCTTAATCAACTCATCCACAGCATCACCTCCCCTATAACGACGGAGCCGCACGATATTGTGGGCGACGGTTCAGTTTATTCAACGCCCCACTAGCCGCATCCACTTGGTCATCGTGGCGGCCATGCGGGAACGCTTCCAGCTCGTCCAGGAATTCCTTGTTCCAGGCACCTTTAACCAGCTTTACGTTACCGGCCTCAGCCGCCGCCGCTAACACTTCAGCGTTCAGCACCTTAGGGCCGGTTTTCTTATCACCACGGAACGGAAACCCCCTTAGAATATTCCGAGCGTAATGATCAATCGTGTTTTTACCAGAAGATCCGGGCTCCTGCTCCATATAAATCAGTGTGTGCCTTTCGTCGGTTTCAGCCGTTTGGCGTACCAAGCGTTCGATAGTTTTCGGTGTTCCCCGCTCACGACGGATATCACAGATGTAATACACGCCGTCTTTTTCCACGATCTTAGCTCCCACCGTGTAGTCGGGATCTGCACCGGGCTTTTCCTCTGTCGCCGCCAAATCCCAATAGCGGGCCGCGTTCTTAGAAGCGGGGGCTGAGTCCACGATCTCAAACCAAGAACGTTTAAACATACCGCCTTCCCGGCGAATCGGGTTCTGCTGGTATAATGCCTCCCAGTAATAACTACCCAGTGTCGTCTTAATCTCTTCCAGCGTTTCCACCGGATACCGCTCGGGCCACAACGCCTCGCCCGGCTTCCTGCCCAACGGGTCATCTTCACCAGCCACAGCAGACAACCGGATAACTTCCCACGGAATCTCGCTCTCCTGCTGAAGCAAGCGGCCTACGAGATCATCTTCATGCCAGCGGGTCATAACAACAATCACAGATCCGCCCGGAGCCAAGCGAGTATAGAACGTCGTCGTGTACCAATTCCAGATCCGCTCTCGAACCGTCTCAGACGCCGCTTCCTCGGCGTTTTTAACCGGATCATCAATGATCCCTATATGAGCACCCCGGCCGGTGATGGGCCCGCCTACACCCGCGGCAAACAAGCCTCCGCGGTTATTAGCTATACCCCAACGAGTCACCGCCGAAGAATCACGGGCCACAGAAACCCCAAACAAATCACTGTGTTCTGCCAGTGTGTTGCGAGCTACCCGAGAATGATCCAAAGCCAGATCAGCCGTATAAGAACCCAATATAATCTCGTGATCCGGGTATTTCCCAATATGCCAGGGCGGGAATTTTTTACTCACCATTTCACTTTTCCCATGCCTGGGCGGCATCATCACAATCACCCGGCGAGGTTTACCGTTCGCGGTATCCTCCGACACACTCTGAAGCACAGCGGCCAGCTTTTCCAAGTGCGGGGCCCGTATCCAGCCACCCCGCCCGTCATACTCAACAAACTCGACGAATTCGAGCCTAGCCAGTTCCCGCCAAGCCAAATGCTCAATTGAAGTCATAATCGCTCTTGGCCCGCTGTGCCAACGCCTTCAGTTCGTCCTTCGTCAGTGTCGAGAAGTCCGGTTTGTTCTGCTCTTCCACCGTAGCATCGAGGTCGTGCTTGTCCCGTTGGCCCAAGTACTGCTTCCCAAGCCAGACAAGCATCGTATTAGACCCACGATCTGCCGCTCTCCACTGCATGCGCCGCAGGCTGATTTTTCCGCTATCCATCTCTTCTTTATAGATGCGACGAAATTCTTCGTCTCTCTGCAGTGTGCGCGTGCTTACGCCCAACACCGATGCGATCTCTTCCTGCGTGCACTGGATATTCGCCAGCTTCCGCACCAGTTCATAGTCAATCTGCTTCTTCGGCCTTCCTGCAGGCATGGCTCTTCCCTCCCATCAAACCGTCACATCTTCCCGCACAATTTCCGGAACCGTCTTTGACCAGCTTATTTCATGATGTATTCGCCGGTGTGCCGTCGTCATTTCCGTCATGCGCGCAGAGGACGGGGAATACATCACCGTGTAAAAGCTCTTCACGTATGTCCCTGAGTCCAAGTACGTATCCGTCATTCCACCGGCATTGCTCTGTGTCGGAAGCTGGTGCACCATAACACCACCCACTGTAAACAACAGAAAGCCACGACGCCCCAACGAAGTGTACGTATTCACATCGTCATTCACACACCCTACAAACTTGAACGGTCGTTCTACATCGCACAGAAAGGTATTCATCGCCTTTCGCCGCAACAAAATACGGTTCCCGAAAGAACCGCCCAAGCCACCAATATAATCGCCACCCTGTGCCATCGCAATCGTATGAGCCGGCACAGATCGGAAAAAGTCCAAAAACAACTCGAACAAGTGATCCAAATCCTCAATCAAATGACCCCGTAAAAAACCATCCTGCTCGTAGCGAAACTCGAACCTCTTATAATCATCGTCAAACTCCCAAAAATAGCGGTATTCCAATGACCGAGCGAGATCATGACACACATTGCGAGCATATATCGCAGTGCGCCGATCCTGAAAGTTATCGCCTTCATCAAAGGTTTTGGCTACCTCGGCCTTATTAAAGACGAGCACGTGATCACCAAAGCGGCGTTTATACTCGTCGAGTTGTTTATCCTCATCATCCACCACAACATAAATTGGCCCCGTATAGCCCTGTCTGCGCAATGTATCCCACGTATACACCCTATCAGACCGTCCATGCGATAATATGAACACACAGCAGTTATCCGTCATCCGTAAGCTCCGTCCTTAGTTGCTCCTGAATCCCCTTAGCAAGCCTTAAAAAGCCTTCTTCAATTGCCCGATCTTGATCCACAATCACCAACGCATGGCGGTCAAACCACTCTCGCAAAACCTCGTCCTCGTGGGAATAATATTCGGCTATCTTATCAAAACGAAACTCCACAAACCGGGTTGCCGAAAGCCGTAGAAACTCCTTCATATCCTCGTCCAAGTCTGATTCTTCCACCTGGGCAATCAAAGCATCCATCCGAGTGCGGTCAAAGAGGTCGGACAAGGCTGGTTTCTCGCCCTTGGGCTCGTAATGGGGCGTTTCAATCTTTTGCGTATAACGGCTCGTGATTTCCGAAAGCAGTTTTTCCAGTTCCTTCTCGTTAAAACCCGTATGCTCCAGGTCATACGCTTCTTGTGCCAAACGCTCTAGCTCTTCGGTTAGGATCTCATAATCCCAACCGGCATTTTCAGCCAACTTGTTGTCTGCAATCACATACGCCCGTTTCTGCTCGTCGGTCAAGCCGTCCAGTATAATACAAGGCACATCGTCCATGCCGACCGTCTGCGCCGCCTCTACCCTCGCATGGCCCGCAATAATATCATAGTCCTCGCCAATCAACACCGGGTTGGTAAAACCGAACTCCTGGATACTCGACGCCACCTGCTTAATCTGCTCTTTCGTGTGTGTGCGCGGGTTTTTCTCATAAGGCGTCAAGTCCTTAATCGGCACCCGGATAATCTTATCCCTTGCCATGTCGCCCCTCCTATAACGGCTCAATCGTCACCTTAAAGGACTGGCCCCGGTACGCTAACAGCTTCACCACTTCAGCCACTTCCGATTCCGAGACGTCGATTTTCACACGGGAACTACCTTCACCGCTTAAGCTAATCGCACTTTGGATATCCGGAATGGACGCCACAAAGACAATTCGCTCACTCATAGCCCAAAATCCCCCTTATGTCATTATCCCGCAATAGCTGGTGCAGAGCATTTCCCAACACGTTGACAAAGGATTCCTCGTGCTCTTCTATCCCTGCCTCTGTCAGCATCGCATGGCAGATCTCATGCACCAGCACCTGGGCTTTTCTCTGCTCCACCAAATCCCGCAACAACTCGATGCGGCAATGCTCCACATCACACGCCCCGGCGTGGTTGCGATCTTGCGCGATTTCCACCGTGTCCTGCTCATCAACCGTATAAACCATGCCGCCTATCCGCAGTTTTGCCCCGTCCATGCTCTTCCTCCCCTACGCTTTCAAATCCCAAACCAACTCGATAACCTCGTCCTTACTGACCCGTTCCCGACGGGCCACGTGCTCAAACAGAAAGTCCTTAGAATAGTGGCCGCCATGGGCCTTGTTGATATGGCAATCAAAGCAAAGCTGTATCACGTTATACCGGTGATCCGGCCCGCCTGCACCTTGCGTGATAATGTGATGCACTCCACCATACGCCTTAGCCCCACAGACTTCACAGACTAACCGGCGCATATCCCGCAACAGAGCCCGATTTCTCACCCGTTTACGCTTCTCAGCCTTCTGCATCTAAACTCACCTTAATATGCTGTATATAGACGAGAGCGTCCATAAGTTCCTCTTCCAGGTGTTCCAAACGCTCTCGCAAAAACATCTTGTTTTCGTCCAGCGTCATCCCATACTTCCACTCGCCTTTGCACCGTTGTCGATAGAACAAGTCCATGATCTCCCGCTCGTATCCTTCACCCTCAGCCAGCCTCTGCACGGCCCATTCCTTTATTTGATCCTCGTAATCCATCATGCCACGACACCACCTCGCCTGTCATCGCTTCCCTTATCGTGTGCGGCTTTTTCAATACACTCGACAGCAAATCAGCCCGCCATTGCATTTCTTTCAAGTCGTTTCCGCGAATCCGGGTCGGCAACGATGTTTCGGAAAGCTCTTCAAACATCTGATAACGAGGCTCTCGCTTCATATCGTCACCTCCACCTTCTTGCGATCACCATGTAGAACCGCCTTAGGCGTACCCAGCAATGTCGCTGGCATACCATTACGGCTGGGATAGTCACCTCTTGTCTGGTAAGATCCCGAGTTCAAAAACCGCCGTTCCACCACGTTCACCTTATTATTCCGGTAATCGGGTACGTAATATACATCGGGGACACCCAACTGCTGGTGCGTATGCCCCATACAGTACACATCTGCCAGCACCACATCACGAAGCGAATACAGCTTATTGACCTTACCACCCATTGTCCGGGCGCTTCCCCAGCCGTGTGTCGCAAAAACACCGTAAACAAAAGGTTTCCCATTCGCACGACGACCCACAGGTAGTTTGACCAACACCTGTGGGCCCGTGTACTCTACACCCAGCATCCACGCCACATCTTTAATCGGCCGCCAGCCCTCTTTGGAGCGGACACCGTCATGATTCCCGTCCTGCATAGCAATGATCTTGCCCTTCAGCGGCTCCAAAAGCTCCAGCAGGCGGTATTTTTGCTCTTCCGGAGTATATAGCTGCCCGTATACATCACCCACAGACGTTGTAACGTCCATCTGCATGAGATCCCCGTTCAATATCACCACGGCATACGGGTCGTCCGCTATGCGCTTTATTTCCTCTTCCAGGAAGGACTCCGCACAATCCGGAGAACCCAGGTGGAAGTCACTCATGCAATACAAGTGCGCACGGGATTTATCCACATGCTTTGCCACTGTCAGTTCCATGCTTATCTACTCCCTGTAGCTGTCGTGCAACGACCACCAGATCATCGCCAGAGTAGCAATGATCATCAGGATTGGCCATGCCTCCATATGCCCACCCCCTACATAAAGACACGCCGTTCGTACTCATAATCCCGTCGTTTGCTGTTCCAACTGCTCACCCGCGTGAAATAGCCGATTATCCTTGTCAGCCAGTCCTGGATTTCTTCTCCGCACACAGGGCACATCGTATCCGTGCCAGCTACTGACGTATGACCATTCTCACAGATACCAAAGCCGTAGTTCACACTCAGGTGGGACACCCCTTGGCTGACAGCATATTTCACCAGCTTGCGCATGGTTCTCTGATCCGGAATCGGCTCTTTAATATTCAAGTGCAGGATACCGCCACCGCTTAAGATATCCATATAGCGGCCTGTTGTCTCGATCCGCTCCTTCACGCTCACATCAGCGATCAGCGGCAGATACTGGTTGCTATAAAGCTCGTATTCATCGGCATGAAGTAATAGCGCATCTTTCGATGCCAGTTTCACTGCCGCACTTTCACCGGGGATTTCCTCGACGTTGTACGAACAGCGATCTTTCTCCGAATAGAGAATCGCTTGATCCTCAATGTACCGAAGAACGTCCTCCACCTCATCGTCTTCCGTCAGATCCCAGCCCATCCGCTGGCTCATTTCGTAAACCCCGACAATGCCAATCGTCGAGAATAGCTGAGACAGCGCAAACCAACGCAATGGCTCGTAGAATTTCAAGACACCCGCCTCAATACGGCGTTTAAGAATTTCTTCTCGGTGCACAATCAACAGATCCCGGCAAATATCCAACGCCCACTGCAGACGATTGTATAGCTCTTTCGCATCTTTGGACAGCCAACCCAAGCGGGGCAGGTTTACTGTTACAACACGGTGCGAACCGATGTTCAGGCCGCCGTTACCAAAGCTGTCCGTCCGAAATTGCATCCGCGTGGCATCATTCACCAGGCGGCAACAACTTGCCAACTTAGTACCGTCGTTGACGTACCAGTTAAAGCACCCTAACGCCCGATTAGCCTCGCTGGCCCAGTCCAAAAAGGCATCGTCCAGGATTTCCCGATCTTCGCCACGAGTCAGATTCAATGTCACCACCGGGAAACGGTAAGGCAATCCGCTCGATGGATCCCCTTTCGCAAACCAATTCCCGAATAACCGCTGGATCCACATGATATAGTCAAAGTCCGGTTCACTCCCATCAGGATACACATGCCCGGAAAAGACTTTTTCCAAGTTCGGACGGTCAAACAGGCTCAGGTTAACGAACGGGCTCTGTGCGCCCATCCGGAACTTGTTATTGATCACGTGGACAAACTTCTGCAGGTCGTTCACAATACAATCTGCCGTCAAACCTTCCCGCTTCGCAAACCAGGCGTAATTCACCAGCATATCCGCCGGTGTAATCGCCCCTGCAAAGTCCTGGGACAGATCCATCGTCATTTCGATAACCTGCGCTATAAAGCTGTCAGACCGCTTTGGGGGCATACTCTTTAACTGCCCGTACGGGCGGCCTTCCAACATCACCATCGTTGTAGAGTAACTAAAACAATACGGTTGCTGGATCTGCGGGCCAGAGCTATCGTGGAAGTACACATCGCCGTCCCAAATCGCCTCGATGAGTTCCATAGCCCGTTGGCTACCAAACCGCTTCTGAGCGTAATGGTACAGCAGATAATACCCTTCCAGCTTCAAAAGCCCCTTCGTAACCTCGCTAGCGTAATTGTTAATCGAGACATTCTCATTGGCGTTAGCGTTTGTGTCCACCGACACATCTGCCGTCGCCTGTGTATAGTATTTCCGGGACATAGCCCCCACGTCCAACTGCTCCGGGGCAATCCCATCCATCGCCAAAAGCCGATGACCAAAATCCGAGTTCTTGTAGCTCCGGTATAGCTCGTCGAATTCCTTGTCCAAAGTCATATCAAACCGCACCGGATCGCCTCCATACTATTTGATTTGAGGACGCCGGGAAGCCACCTGTGCGCAAATCATCCCGATACGGCCCAGCAACAATCACGTCCATTAAAACACCTATATGCCACGGTATCTGGCTAAGTTCCCAACCAGTATAAAGCCATTTTGGCAGGGTAATATACTTTGCCAACTCCTGCAGTGCTTCAGGCTGGCCCAATGGCTCACCGCCAGAGAACACGACAGAGTCGTAAAAATCCATGTCCAGGTGTTGCAATACCTCTTCCGGTGCTACCTCAATACCGCCGTCCACAGACTGCAGTTCCGGGTTATGGCAGTGCGGGCATCGCAACGTACACCCCTGGAAAAACACCACAAACGCAATGCCATCCCCGTCAATAAAGCTCGTATCCAGTCCAGCAATACGCATCATCCGGCACCTCCCATTGGAGGGGGACGAGGGAACAGCCGGGCGTTCCCAACTGCTCCCCCGCAGGGCACAGGGAGGGGCACATAGATCCCCCTCACTTACTAACTAACAAAGCCCGGTTCACAACCCCGCCTCGGTATTTTTAACGAACTTTTTACTGTTGCGGAGCCGTTCAATCGCTCCCTGCATACTCTTTGACACTGCTTGCTGGCTTATACCCAGCATCACAGCAATTTCTGCCTGCGACAATTCTTCCCAAAAATAGAGGTATAATACCGTCCTTTGCCGCTTAGACAGTTCGCACAACGCTTTGCTTAAACACGCTTTCATCTCGTCGATCTCTCTGCTGTTGTCCGGAGCCTCATACGGCCTACCGGTGATATCGCACGCCTGCTCCATCAGGTTAGACAAAACCGCAGGCGGCAACGGGATTTCCCGCCTCATAGCCCGAGCACCTCCACGGGATCCCGCCCACGGTCAATCGCATCAACGATCTTGTCCTCCAAGACATCGTTTTGGTAATGTACCCGCTTGCTATGCACGGGTTGCACCAACGAGTGTGACCGGGGCAGAGTATAGTCGCGATCATAATAGCGTTCCAGCATTTTACGCACACGCTGGCACTCAGCCATCATCGACCGCACTGTGCCCCGCTCCCCCAACGGTGTGCTCAACAGTGTTTTCTGTAATTGCCGAATGGTCTCGCTATAATCATCAATCATTTCCTGCGGAAATGCCATTACACATCACGGTTAATAGACCGCTCCGACTCAAACCCCGCAGGATACCGCTTTGCCAATTTTTCGTTGTTCTTCTGCGCCACCATCGTCAATGGCGGCGTTTCCAGCAACGTCAACAAACGAGTCAGGATTTCCAACAAAACGACCAGTTCCCTTTGCATGCGCTTTTGCTTCTTAGGCTTAGCAGTCGGCACCAGACAATGAAACATCGCTTCCTCAGCCACGTTCCCCGCTTGTTGCGCCAATCGCAGGCACGTTTCTTTAATCTGCTCTTCCCTTTCCCAAGCACGTTCCTCAATATAAGCGGCAATCCCACGCTGAAACTCCGCCAGATCACCCACAACCGACGGCTTTTCCAGGCCGGCTTCACATACACTGGACAGCACAGCCGTGTAATACAGCACGTCGCCAGCCTCTTTGACGACAAAGTCCTGGTCATACTCGTGGCCGTGGTAATACATCTTTTTCAGGTAGTCGATCAACTCGCCTACTTCACCCACGATCCCAAACGCAAAGTTATACCGCTTATCATTTTCGGGAATATCCAGATTTGCCGTTTTCAGGGCTTTTTTCATGTACTCTTTAAACGTCATCCGTACCAGCCTCCCATATGCTAACAAAGTCATCCAACTGCAGAAGGACGTATTCGCCCCGCTGGTAACGCTCTTTCAGCACGACAACCGGAATCTTCTGTGCATCATACCCCTTGGCTTGCTCCATCGCTTCTACAAGCCACTTTGGCAAAGCCTTGCGGTATTTGCACTCTATCGACAACCCCGGGTGCTCTACATCAGGCGCAGACTGGTAAAAGTTATCACCCCGCCAAACCCTCTCCCCTCCCAGCTTTCGAGCCGCCGTCCGTTCAAGGTTTTTCCAGTTCATTAAACCAGCTCCCGATACTCCTTGTCCTGCAATTCATCGTTCAAATCGTACTCTTCCAGCTTGTGATAACGCGCTTTCTCTTGCTCCAACAATTCCCGGTAATTAGCCACCTCGGGCGAACCATCCCGATCTTTCACCAAGCTCTGCAATGTACTAATGATGGCCGCTTGATCCATCAGCAGATCCCGCACCTTAGGCATTTACAGCACCCCCATCGCGATGACGCATATAACAAGCCAAACAATACCACCAATAGCCGTGTCGCATATCCGCATACGAGCCACAACTTACGCAACGTGCCATTCCATCACCCGCCTGCAAAACCAGCACATGCGCTTTTTGTCCACGACCGGACGTTTACATACCGGGCAATATTCCCGCACCCGTGACTGGTACACGCTCTCATAATCCCCGTAAAACTCGTCCACAGCCTCTATGGGCAGATCCAGTTCGTTCGCCAATTCCCGCACATCACGGTTTTTCTTAACACCGTCCATGATCGCCAGGAACAGGTCACCATCTTCTCCCTTTTCGTGTCGTCCAACGCCCTCTTCGTGGCGCACAGCCCGTATCGTATCCCGATGCTTGCCAAAGAAACGCCCAACTTCCTTGTCGCTGTAACCAAGGCGGTACAAACGTACCGCCTGGTCACATTCTTTCGGGGTCATCACCATACGGTCACCACTCCAAATCTAAGGAATCAACACCCTTACCCACCAGCACATCGACTTTATCGAGCTTAAAACAGTCCACTTTATACACCTGCCGAACCCGAAACGCTATCTGCCTACCACAATGACCGCAGACACCCAACTGCAAAGCTACATCGCTCTTCCGCAATGTCTGTGATTTATACCCATCACAATGCGGGCAACGAATCTGCACTTCCATCAATCATCCTCCTGTTGCAGTGTTTCCAAACGTTCTCGGAAGTTCTTCACCATTTGGCCTGCCAACTCTTCAGCCGCCTTCGCATA